GCCGAACGCAGCTCCCCTCTTCCCTTAAAGGGAAGAATTACGGCCTATTGGCCGTAATGCCGTTCTATCGAGACACTACTAAGAGTTACCACGTGACTTTCATCTCGACCCAACCATCAGCCGAAGCCTCTCTAAAGAGGTCCAGTTGATCGTAAAAATCGATGTGGTAGTCACTGAGTTTGCACGTCTTCAACATCTTGTCTATCGACTCGATGTTAACGGGTGCAGACCGAGCGACAACTCGCTTATAGTGTTCGTAATGTAGGACTTCGGAAAAAGCCTTGACAGTTTCAATCTTGGCAATGGATACCTCATCGGTACCAAAGTTACGAGTGGAACTGCCCTTGCTATCCCTTAGCTCTATATTGACTCGAACAAGGAGATTAATCTCCGGAAATTCGAGTTCCGCAGCAAGCATGCCATAGTTTACCATGGTATAACCTTCCTGCGACGAAGCTTTAAGGAGTTTCTCTTTGGTGACCTAGATGGATCACTAAGATATTCCCTTGCTTCGCCACGGTTCAAGTGGAAAAACAAGAGTCTATCATCTCCATCAAGTTCGTCTTCGAACTTAGTAGAGCCTACAACGAGGGTAGTAACCACTAACTCTGAAGTGTTGGTTTTCTTATTCCAACGCAGAGTAGGAGCGGGCCCCTCACGGTAGAAATGCCATCCAAGACCAGAGCAAGTCTCCTGGACACACGGAAGCTTATACATCTTATCGATGTGGTCAGCAACCAAATGTGCCGTATGGGTCCAACCTTTTCGGAAGAATCGGTTAGCCATATGAACCCAGGAAACAAACTTACTCGCGTCTCGATGTGAAGTTGGTGGGTGTTGACGTAGATACACTGGTGCCACAAGGGCACCGTGAAAATAGTCCATACCACACGATTCTCGGAAGCCCCCTTGTGAAAAGGACTTCTTCGAATTTACCTTTAGGCCGAAAGCCTCCAGGTACTCCTTCACTTTAACGACGACGTCTGAGGGGACAATGATGTCATCCCCAAAGACAAGAATGTCCTTTCGAGCTTTTTCGAAAGCCTCAAGGGACTTTACTCGGCCTAACCTATTGAAAACTTTCCGCTCCTCACATACTGCAGCGATGCAGATCATGAGGAAGCAAACAGCTTCCACTGGGAAAGTAAGTGCCGAGCCCATTGACGCGTACTTCCGAAGATGGATCAAAGACCCATCTTGCATCACCGCCCTAGTTGATCGACACCCGAAAAGGTGCCGAAGCAATAAAGGGCTGTGTCGGAAAACGGCCGCGACAAGCTTAACGCTAACGCGGTCGGACGCTTCAGACAAGTCCATCGTAGCGAGACTACCGTCAACAGAACCAACATAAGCAGCTTCCTGGTTAGGTCGCTGATCGTGAAAGTTAAGATGACGATAGAGATCCGCTTGACGAAGACTATTTACCAAACGCGCAGCAGTAAGCTGTTGAGCATACTGCATGGCGGTAGGTTCAACGCAGATAATGCGTGAGGTCTTCATCGTCTTAGGAACAGAGACTACCTTGACAGGTAACTCGTCCTTAGGACGGATGGATTGTCCTTGTGCTGAGTCTATGGTTTGGAAGCCATAGAGATGTTCCCAGCTCAAGATATCATCCCATCTTCCATAGAAGTTACGACCACGGTACTTCTCGTTTGCCCAAGCCTTATCGGCTGTGGCTCCCGGTCCGTGCCGTGGAAGGATCGACTCATCATCGATCGCTCTCATAAATGCGCTCTCGATCTTCGGAAAGAACCGACGACAGACAGCGTTCAAAATGAAAGCTTTCTCCTGTGGAAATTTTGGCAGTCTTCTAAGGCTGTCGTCTACACTCCGATATGCCTCCTTAGCTTTTTGGTCCCTCTCGGGATCGCAAACTAAGAAAACTTTCTTATACCAGAGGCAGATCTGCCGTATAACATCAACGGCAAGCGAGTCTGGTTGCGCCAAAATCGCTCCAGTCCTAGCATCGAAAACACGACAAGTCAACCCATGTAAGAAACATGGTAAGACAGATATTCTTTTAGGTCTCTTACGAAACCTTGAGAATATCCAGGTCGCCACAGTACCCTTCTGTAGGCTTTCTTCAAGCCACTCAGAGAACTGCGGAAGAGTGATTCCTAGAAAGGACTCACCTTCGTTTTCGTACCGTGACAAAATTGTAGACTTGTCACGATCCAATCTAGCACAAGTTTTAAAATGTGCTTCGTCGAGTATTCCAAGAAGGATGTCTAGGCTTTTCATTGATTCTCCTATGAAAGGAGGGTTTCAATCCATAGCCTAACATGTTCCCAGACAGCACCCACCTTTTGGTGGACGCAACTAGTGAAGTCCGTCCACGTGACGAACGCACAAGTGAGCTTGATCATTCAGATCAAGACTCAAGTGCGAGAAATTTCGTCATGTTGGCCGACTGTGACATATAGCCGCAGATGCCGGTCAAAATGTCCGTCAAGTTGGCAGTAGTAAAGCCAGCCGTCGGACGATTGAGAACGACATATGCACTTGCTGACACAGTTTTGGTCAGTCCGGTCGACGGGTCAGTGTACGGAGTATAGAAGTCGAGACGAGCCTCGCTACGAGTCCGAGAACCACGCGTATGCGTGATCTTGGCCGTATAGAGGGCGTCCGACGTCGAATACTCCGCCGCGTACCCGTCAGAACGAATACGAGCCATAGACTTCGCTGTCCCACCGCTGAGCGTGTTAGTCTGCCCAACGGCGATAGAGATAGGGTCTGCGAACATGGTAAGTCCTTTTCTTGTTGTTGGGAGTGTCTCTGACACTCCATGGTAACTAACGGACGCGGACTTTTGTCCCCGATAAACCCGTTAGCCCTAAGGCGACAAGGATGGACCATTGGAACGCCGATAAAGACGGCCAAGTAATCCCGAACCCGTAAGGGTTCGCTACCTCCCGTGTACGAAACTCATACCTTGTATGGCTAGTGCCACTGAAGGCCTGAGGATGATACACAGCCCCTCTTCCAATAAAATCACCATAATCGCCAACATTGACGTAAATCTTGCCGGGTGCAGCGTAATCAAATGTCTCACGACACATGATATACGCGTACTCGGCGACTACGCCATAGCGGGCCATCTGGTACACATTGGAGAGGGCGGCTCCTACGGATGTAAACCAGTCTAAAAGCCATGACCACGGAATCAGCTTATAAATAATGCTGGGATCCGGGGCCAAACCCAATAGGTGCGACTTTAAACCCCGCATGGGGCCTAAAGAACGCTTTACTAGTTCAGGAATATAGTACCGGAACTTTCCGGAAAACCATATCTTGTTCGAGTAAGTCTTACGAATTGGGAAAGGCTGGTTGCCTATATTACCTGCGGACGGGTAACAAGCGCCATTCAGGCCAGGACCTACAGTAGAATAAGTCGGAACATTCCGACTTATATCCTCTGAAAAGCCTTGCTCTTGCATGGTAAACTTGCGTCGGACAGACTTATTATTGTGACGTCGCAGCCAGTTTATCTTCTTGTTCAATTTCTCTTGCATTTCCAAAAGGAAAAAGAGATCTTGAAGCATAGGATATAAACCGAACGCACCGTACAAATAAGAATGTCCGACAGTCCCAGGTAACTTCGAACCGGCACTCATAAAACCAGACACCGTCTTGAACGCCTTGGCTATAGCCTCTGGCGCCTTCGACAGTGCTTGGAAACCTCTCAAGGTTTGGGAAACCATCCCTGGGAGGTCTTTGAGTTCGCCAATCGAAACACCCAAATTGTAAATCGGGTGTGTAGGTATTGCTCTCTGAAAGGCTTTCGCGCCCCACCCAGTTAAGCTGAGTGGTGCGGGTTGGCCAATATTATAAGGTTCTACATACATGTAGCCCTTATAATATAGAGAGGCACCGTAGTTCCAAGTCAGTTCGAAATATGGCAACCGCTCGATGTGGACAATTTTCTTGACCACACTGAACGGACCACCTGACTTATAGGGAGGACCGGGATGCGTCTCATCGATACAGATATGAGGACACAAAAATGCCGGTGTGTGTGCAGGTCCGCTATCACGCTGACCGCACACCTCACCGCCACTTTGGAAATTCCTGATTCTGGTTCGAGAAGCCATTTTAACCTAGTCCTTGTGCTAGAAGTAGGGGGGGAGAC